GATGGCCGTGGACTTTTTTCCGGCGCGCCGCCCGAAACTGGCCCGGCGCGCTGACTTATGCCGAAGAAGTCACCCACGACCGAGAAGCGGGGCCGGGGTCGGCCGCCGCACGTCCCGACAGCGACCAGCCGGCGCCGGGTGTCGGTGGCGGCCGGTGGCGGGATGCCGCACGAGGACATCGCGACGGTGCTGGGCATTTCCGACGACACGCTGCGGAAGTACTACGCCGCCGAGTTGAGCGCCGGGGCGCTGTCCCGGAGGCTTGAGGTGCTCGAGGGCCTGCACGCCGCGGCAAAGCGCGGCAGCAGCAGCGCGGCGCGCGCCTACCTCGAGCACGCGCCCGAGTTCCACGCGCCGCCGGCGCCGAAGGATCCCGTCCCGCAGCCGGTGGCCGAGCCGAAGCCGGAGAAGGTGCCGGCGCTGGGGAAGAAGGAACAGGCCCAGGCGGACGCGCTGACCGCGCACGTGGGCACCGACTGGGCTGACCTGCTGCCAGGGCCTGCGACTCCGCAGTGACCCTCGACCTGTCGTGCACGGACTGGCGGGAGCGCCTGCAGTCCGGGCGCAGCCTCGTCCCTGACCTGGACCTGCCGAACGCGGCCGAAGGACACCGCGCAGTCGGCATCCTGAACAAGCTGCGGCTTTTCGACGTGCCCGGCACGCCGACGATGGGCGAGGCCGGCGGCGAGTGGTTCCGGCGCATCGTGTTCGCGCTGTTCGCCTCGCTTGATCCGGTGACGCAGGCCCGCCTGATCCGCGAGGTGTTCCTGCTGGTGCCGAAGAAGCAGAACAAGACCACCGGCGGCGCGCTGCTGATGCTGACCGCGCTGCTGATGAACAAGCGGCCGCGGGCGCCGTTCCTGCTGACCGCACCGTTCCAGAAGACCGCCGACGACGCCTTCGCGGCCGCCGAGGGCGCGATTGCGCTCGACAACGTGCTGGCGAAGAAACTGCACGTGCGGGATCACATCAAGACGATCGTGCACCGGGAGACCGGCGCGAAGCTGGATATCCTGACCTTCGACCCGGACATCGTCACCGGGAAGAAGGTAGTCGGCGGGCTGATCGACGAGCTGCACGTGCTGGGCAAGTCGGCGCGCGCGGCGAAGGCGATGGTGCAGCTGCGGGGCGGCATGGTGCCCTTCCCCGAGGCGTTCCTGTTCACCATCACCACGCAGAGCGACGAGCCGCCGGCCGGGGTGTTTGACACCGACCTGAAGAAGGCGCGCGAGATCCGCGACGGCAAGCGCACCGGGGCGACGCTGCCCGTGCTGTACGAGTTCCCGCAGGAAGTCCAGGCGGACCCCGAGAAGCCGTGGCGCGACCCGGCGATCTGGCCGCAGGTGCTGCCGAACCTCGGCCTGTCGGTGCGGCTCGAGACGCTGGTCGACGGCCTGGCGGATGCGGAGTCGAAGACCGAGGAGGACCTGCGGGTCTGGGCCTCGCAGCATCTGAACATCCAGATCGGCGTCGGGATCAGCGCCGGGGCGTGGGAAGGCGCCGCGCACTGGGAGAAGAACGGCGACGGGCCGGCGACGCTGGACGAGCTGCTCGAGCGCAGCGAGGTGGCGGTCGTCGGCATCGACGGCGGCGGCCTGGCTGACCTGCTGGGCCTGGGCGTGATGGGCCGCGAGATCGGATCCGGGCGCTGGCTGCACTGGGGGCGCGCGTGGGCGCGTCGCTGCCTGCTGAAGCGCAACAAGCAAGAGGAGGCGCGCCTCCTAGGCTTCGAGAGCGACGGCGACCTGGTCATCGTCGACGACGAGTCGGACGACGACATCGAGCAGGTGGCCGACATCGTCAAGACGGTGGACGACAGCGGGCTGCTGGACCGCGTCGGCGTCGACCAGGCTGGCATCACCGCCATCGTGCAGGCGATCGTCGCGCGCGGGATCAAGCACGACCGCGTGATCGGCATCCCGCAGGGCTGGCGGCTGTCCGGGTCGATCAAGGCGGTCGAGCGGAAGCTGGCCGCGCGGACCCTGCGGCACGGTGGCCGGCGGCTGATGGCCTACGCCGTCGGCAACGCGCGGGCGGTGGCGAAGGGGAACGCGGTCCTGATCACGAAAGAGATCAGCGGCGCCGGAAAGATCGACCCGCTGATGGCGCTGTTCGACTGCGGCGCGCTGATGGCGATGGACCCGAAGCCGCGCCGGAAGAAGTACCAGATGTGGGTGTATGGCTGATCAAGGCCGGAAGGCGACCGCGATCTACGCCGCTGCTGCAGATCGGATGCGGCACGTTGGGAAGGCCAACAAGACCGGGTGCCGCCCTGTTCGCGGCCAAGAGCTGGCCTGTTCAGGCCCGCATCAGACCAGGGAGCCGACGGCATGAAACGCGCGTACAGCATCGTCGAGAACATCAAGGCCGCGGAGGAGGGCGACGAGCGCGTCATCCGCGGCATCGCCACCACGCCGAGCGTCGACCGCATGGGCGACGTGATCGACCCGATGGGCGTGCAGGTCGCGGGCGATATCCCGCTGTTCCTCTATCACGACTCGTGGCAGACCGTGGGCCGGGCGAAGCTCGGCAAGGCCACGAAGGACGGCATCCCGTTCGAGGCGCGGCTGCCGCTGGTCAAGGAAATGGGCCGGCTAAAGGACCGCGTCGACGAGGCGTGGCAAATGCTGAAGTACCGCCTGATCACCGGCGTGTCGATCGGCTTCAACGCGACCGAGACCGCTGCGATGAAGGAGGGCGGGTATCGCTTCCTGAAGACCGAGGTGCTCGAGCTGTCGCTCGTACCCATCCCCGCGAATGCGGATGCACTGATCACCACCGTGAAGTCGATCTGCGAGGGGCACCGGGCCGCGCTGGGCCCGCCTCCAGATCAGCACGGCCGCCCCGGCGCTTCGGGGCACCACAGCGGGGCTCCTTCGGGGGCCCTTTCTCATTCCCGAAGCCAGAAAGGCACGGACACCATGAAGACCATTTCGCAACTGCGCGAGGAGCGCAACACGAAGGCCGCGCGCCTTCAAGAGCTGACGACCCTGTGGCAGGGCGCCGACCACCAGAAGACCGCCGAGGAGCGCGCGGAGTTCGACACGCTGGACGCCGAGATCGGAGACCTCGACGACGAAATCCGCGTGCTGCGCGTGGCCGAGATCCAGTCGGCCGGCGCGCGCCCGGTCGCCGGTGAGACGCGCGGCGCCGCCGCCGGCTCGCGCGGCCCGACCGTGTTCGTGCGCAAGCAAGACCCCGACGACGCCTTCAAGGGCCAGTCCTACACGCGGCTCCTGATCGCGAAGGCGCTCGCCTTCATGTCGATGAAGGAGGGCAACGTCGTGTCGCCGGTGGACATCGCGCGCCACCGCTGGGGCAAGTCGCACCCGAAGCTCGTCGAAGTGATCCGCACGGCGGTGGCCGGCGGCGGCACCGGCTCGGGCGAGTGGGGCGCCGAGCTCGTCGAGTCGCAGACCCGCTTCAACGGCGATTTCGTCGACTACCTGTACTCGATGACCGTCTTCGACCGGCTGCCGCTTCGCCCGATGCCGGCGCGCGTGCACATCAAGGGTCAGGACGGCGCCGCGACCGGCTACTGGGTCGGCGAGTCGAAGGCGATCCCGGTGTCGAAGGCCGACTTCTCCGATGTCGAGCTGACGCCGCTGAAGGTGGCCGCGATGGCGGTCTGCTCGAAGGAACTCATCACCGACTCGTCCCCAAGCGCCGAGATGTGGATCCGCGACAGCATCGCGCAGGCCAGCGCGCAGCGGGTCGACACCACGTTCCTTTCGACCACGGCGGCTTCGTCCGGCGTCAGCCCGGCCGGCATCCTGAACGGTCTGTCGGCTGGCGCACCGTCGGGCACGGACGCCGCGGCCGTGCGCGCCGACCTGATGACGCTCTACACCGGCTTCCTGTCGGCGAAGAACGCGTCGGGCCTGGTTCAGGTGATGACGCCGTCGATGGCGAAGGCGCTGAGCCTGCTGGTCAACTCGCTGGGCCAGACCGAGTTCCCGAACCTGAACGCCAACGGCGGCACGCTGCTGGGCGATCAGGTCTACACGGGCGACAACGTCACCGGCGGGCACTGGATCCTGCTCAAGCCGTCGGACATCTGGAAGATCGGCGACAGCGGTCTCGAAGTGTCGATGAGCGACCAGGCCACCATCGAGCAGAACGACGCGCCGGCCGGCGCTGGCGACACGCCGACGGCTGCCTCCGCGACGCTCATGTCGCTGTGGCAGACCGAGCAGGTCGGCTTCAAGGTCGTGCGCCGCATCAACTACAAGCTGCGCCGCAGCGGTGCGGTCGCGTACCTGGACAACGCCGAATACGGCGGCGTCGTCTCCTGACCCGATCTCCTGGGTGTGGGTGGGGCTCTTCGGGGCCCCTTTCCTCGGCCGGCTCGCGCTGGCCGGGGGCTTTTCGGGAGAGCAGATGGCCAAGATCCAGCTGATCGCAAAGCGGCCCTTCCTGTACGCAGGCAAGCGGCTCGCCTCTGGCGCCGAATTCAACGCGCGCACGCACAGCGACGCGCGCCTCCTGATCGCGATCGGCCATGCCGACTTCGCGCCGCAGGGCCCCGTCGAGCCGGAAGAGCCGCAGCCGTGGTCGGTGGCGCAGCAGCCGCCGGAGACGGTGGCGATCGAGGTTACGGCCCAGCCCGTCGACGAGGCTCCCGCCGAGGTGCTGCCTGTCGAGGAGCCTGCCAGCGATGCCGCAAGCACCGCGCCGGCCGAGGAAGCGCCGATCGCGAAGCCGCGCCGGCAGTACCGGCGCCGTGACCTGACCGCCGAGGGGTCGGAGTGAGCGAACTCGGCACCATCCGCGCGCGCGCCGCGCTGGCGCTGGCCAACTGGGCGCAGCGCCTGGCGAAGCCGGGCGAGCTGAAGATCGCCGAGCCGCAGCACCAGAAGCGCACGCTGTCTGGCGTCGATGGCGGCGGCCGCGGGTGGTGGTCGCTGCTGGGTAGCACCTGGGCCCGGCATCTCGGCTTCCAGACCGACACGCCGGTCGCCAGCGAGGACCAGATCGTCCGGCAGCCGACCGTATTCGCCTGCCTCACGCTGATCTCGAACGACATCGGCAAGCTGCGGCCAAAGCTGATGGAACAGGCGAACCGCATCTGGCGCGAGGTCACGAGCCCGGCCTTCTCGCCGCTGCTGCGCCGCCCGAACCGCTTCCAGACCTGGCAGCAGTTCGTCACCCAGTGGGTGCTGTCGCTGCTCACCGACGGCAACGCGTACATCCTGAAGGAGCGGGACCGCCGCCGCGTCGTCGTCGCGCTGTACGTGCTTGACCCGACCCGCTGCCAGCCGCTCGTCTCCGAGAGCGGCGACATCTTCTACCAGCTGCAGGAGGACGACCTCTCGGGCGTCTTCGAACACCTCCCCGCGGTGCCGGCCAGCGAGGTGATCCACGATCGGATCAACTGCCTGTTTCACCCGCTCGTCGGGCTGTCCCCGATCTTCGCCTGCGGCCTCGTCGCCACGAAGGGACTGAGGATCGAGGAGAACGCGACGCGCTTCTTCGCGAACCAGTCGCAGCCCGGCGGCGTGCTCACGGCGCCCGCCGAGATCAGCGACGAGGTGGCCGCGCGCCTGAAGGCCTACTTCGAGGAGCGCTTCACCGGCGAGAACGCCGGGAAGGTCGCGGTGTTGGGCGACGGTCTCAAGTACGAGTCGATGAGCACGAAGGCGGTCGACGCGCAGCTGATCGAGCAGCTGAAGTGGTCGTCGGCGCAGATCGCCGCGGTGTTCCACGTGCCCGGCTACCTCGTCGGGGCCGAGGACGTGCCGCCGAACAACAACATCGAGGCGCTGCGGATCGACTACTACAGCCGCTGCCTACAGACGCTGATCGAGGGCATCGAGAACACCCTCGACGACGGCCTGGGCCTCGGACCGATGAGCGACGGCCGAGTGCTCGGCATCGAGCTCGACCTGGGCGGCCTGCTGCGGATGGATACGAAGTCGCAGGTCGACGTGCTGACGAAGGCGTCGGGCGGCGCGTACATGAAGGTCGACGAGGCGCGCGCGGCCGCGAACCTTGAGCCGGTCACGGGCGGCGACACCATCTACAAGCAGCACCAGGACTACAGCATCGAGGCGCTGCACAAGCGGGACCAGACCGACGACCCGTTCGGCACTGCGACACCGGAACCAGCGCCGGCGCCGGCCGAGCCGGATGCCGACGAGCAGCCGCCAGCGCAGGACGATCAGGCGCGCGCGGAGGCGGCGGCAGCGAAGGCGATGGCCGATGCTGCCCGCGCCGACGTGCAGCGGATGCAGGAGCAGCTCGCCGCGGTGCTGGCCAGCAGCCGCCAGCGCGAGGCCGAGACGAGCGCGCTCGAGGCGCACAGCGCAGAGGTCCGCACCGCGCTCGAGCGCGTGGCCAGCGATCACGCGGCCGCGCTGCGCGACGTGCGGGCGATGGTCGAGCGGATGGCCACGCCGCCGCAGCGCGACGCCGACGCCGACCTGGTGGTCGCCGCGGTCGCAGAGCGGTTCCGTTCGCTGCCGGCGCTGGTCGATGGCTGACCGGCACGCCGTCGTCGCGCAAGGCCCCGAGGGCGAGCGCGGGCCGCGTGGCCGACCAGGCCCCGACGCCTACGAGGTCGCGGTCGCGGCCGGATTCCGCGGCACGCGCGCAGCCTGGATCGAGTCGCTGCGCGGTGAGCGTGGCGAGCGCGGGCCTGTCGGCCCGGATGGCCAGCGCGGCGAGCGCGGACTGCAGGGTGAGCCGGGCCCCGCTGCCGAGCCACAGCTGCCGATCGCCGCGACCTTCGAGCGCGACGACCGGCACATGACGCGGCGGCTGCTGGTCGAGTTCCCGCAGAGCCTCGTCGAGATCGTGCCAACGGCCTATGACGCCGAGGGCTTCATCCACACCGTCGCCATTACGAGACTGGGAGCGACCCGCACATGACACCCGAACAAGCTACGGCGCTGGCGGCAATCGCCGCCGCCGTCCAGGAGACCCACGCACAGCAGCAGCGCATCAGCGCCGCGTCGAGCATGCTGGCCGCGTCGCTCGGTGACGCACCCCCGCCACCGCGTCCGACGCCGACCTACACCGTCACCGCCAGCGCTCCCGTCGTGGACGAGGGCGGCAGCATCACCTACACCGTCACGACGACGCACGTGCCGGCCGGAACCGTCATCGGCTACGCGCTGCGGGGCGGCATCGACGCCTCGGACGTGACGCAGCCGCTCGCGGGCACGGTCACGATCGGCTCCGACGGCACGGCCTCGGTGACGGTGGACGTGCGGGCCGACGCGCTGACCGAGGGCGACGAAACGATCGAGATGGCACTGGCCGGCGATCTGGCGATGGCCGCGGTGCTGATCCGGGACGCGAGCACGACGCCGCCTCCGCCCCCGCCGCCTCCTCCTCCCCCCCCACCGCCGCCGCCCTCGCCGCCGCCGGCCGAGCCGCCGCCACTGTTCCCGCTGGGTGCGGTGCAGTTGCGCGCGATCACGCCGTCGCGCGCCATCGCCTTCGCGGACTGGCACGACTCGTTCACATACAAGCGCTGGCAGGATGTCACGCGCGAGACCGGCGGCGTCTACCCGCTCCGGGCGATCGGAGCGAACTACTCGGCCAACACCGGCCGCACGCTTGAACAGGGCACCTACACCCTGCTCGTGGACGGCGTGCCGCACGCCAGCGCCGCTCCGGCGGGCCAGTCGGTGACGTTCTCGCTGCGCGTCGACGAGCTGACCGAGGGCTGGCACTTCGTCGACATCCAGACCACCGGGGAGACCGTCATCCCGTGGTGGGTGCTGGTAGACCGCGGCGGCCCGGCGCAAACGTGGGTGCCGGTGCAGATTGGCAGCTATGACTCGATCGGGCACGGCCACAGTAAAGCGATGTGGGCATGCCGCCGCGTCGCGCCGCCGCGCACCAAGGCCATGCCGGCGCGGACCTACCCGCACTTCTCGACCGCGCTGACCCGCGGCCAGCTCGTGCGGCAGCGCCTGGTGCCGCGCGAGTGGCACGATATGTATGTCCTGCGCTCGTGGGGCACGAAGCGCCACACCTGCAACACGCAGTACTACACCTTCAGCGGCCTGACCGCGAAAGCTGCCAGCGACCCGTCGCTCGACGGCCCGCGCGGGATTGGCACGGTGGCCATGCCCACGCACCTGCAGGTCGGTCGGAACGGCAAGATCTACTTCTGCGAGTCGCGCCGCGTCGGCGTGGTCCACGAGAACGGCACCGTCCGCACGCTGGCCGGCTTCGTGCACAGCTACCCCGCACCCCGCCGCACGCCGGTGACCGAGGCCACCGCGCTCGAGGACGAGACGCTTGTCGGCGACTGGTCTGCGGTGCCGCCTGATCGGCGTCGGTTTCACGAGATCTGGGGCATGACCTGGGACGCGCGCACGCTGACGACCGCCGGCCCGCCGATCGACAACGGCTTCGGCACTCCCGAAGATCCGCACGTGATGGGCCCGCGGGCCTTCGTCGCCGACTCGCAGATGGGCCGCATCTGCGCGCTGACCTTCTCGCCGACCGTGCACGGGCCCGCCAAGGTCACCGAGTACATCACCGGGCTGAACGACCCGTGGGACTGCGCGATGGAGGGCGACCGGCTCTTCGTGTCGGAGCGCGGCGCGCATCGGATCCTCGAGTACCAGGTGCCGCTCGACGGCTCGGCGCCGACGCTGGTGCGCGTGGTGGTCTCCGGCGCCGCGCTGGCGCACGTGACCGACATCCGCACGGTGGTTCGCGATGCCTCGCTGACCGCCATCCGCGCCGAGCAGTGCGTGCTTCCCGAGGGCCTGTTCCTGCAGGACGGGTGGCTCTTCTTCGGCAGCCTGGCGATGCAGCAGGTGCGCCGCGTCAACCTGTCCACCGGCGTCGTCGAGGTGCGCGCGAACGACGTGCTGTGCGACGGCGGCTCGAACTTCTTCAAGATCGCGGTCAGCGACGGCACCTTCGGCCCGCGCGGCTCGGTGTTCGTGGCCACCTTCGCCAGCGCGGCATACGGCAATCATCCGGTTGCCTACCTGCCCGACGGCAGCCTGTGGAACTACAACAGCCCGGCCGGCGGCGGCATCGGCCCGGGTGAGCCCTGGGAGTCGGCCGAGTACGTCTGCTCGGTCGGCGTGGGCGGCGGACGCATGGTGATCGGGCCTTCGCACAAGGGCCTGTATGTCGTGAGCAAGGCCCTTCCGACCGACGCCGTGCTCGACTGGACCGTCTATGACACGGCGCGCGACGACTACATCGCTCGCGGCCTGCACCTCACCGCAGGGCAGGAGGGCTGGGGCTCCGAGCCGCTGCCGTGGGGCGCGTCGCCGCTCGTCGATGCACACCTGCAGCACAACGGCTGGACGCCGGGGGACTGACACATGGCCGGAATCATCAAGGGCGACTACCCCGCCGACTCGACCGCGCTGACGGTTACGAACCTGCATTCCCTGGCGGCGTCGCAGGACTGGACCGCCGGGTGGGGGAGTGGGGTCATCAGCCTCGTGTCTGGTGAATACGAGGACATCTTCATCAGCGCGTCGTTCACGACGCACGCGAGCAACCGGCAGGCGGGCGAGATCCGCGTTTACGTCATCGCGCCCATCTCGATCGCCAGCGGCACCCCAACGTGGCCGGCCGCCTCGTCTGGGACCATCGGCACCGAGGGCGCTGTCGCGTTCACTGACACCGAGGAGCGCGACGCGGCGTGCGCGCTTCTGGACAAGCTGATCGTCGACAACACAGCCAGCGCGGTGATGCCGTTCCCGATGAAGGCGATCGCGCACCTCTTCGGAGGCCGGCCGCCGCCCGCCGTGGTGCTCTTCGTGTCGCACAACGCATCGACCACGACGACGGCGGGCCTCGCCGCGGCGGGCAGCGCGGTGCATCACACCCCGATTCAAAGCCAGTACACCTGACGCCGGGCCGCAGCGATGAGCCACGTCTGGACCAGCCAGCCGCAGATCTACACCGGGGTGAGCGCGCTCGCGCGCCGCCTCGGCTGCGTGCGGCTGCTCACCGGCCTGGGCGGCGCGAACCTGTACGACGCGGTCACGCGCTCGTTCATCGCACCGGCGGCCGGCGCCTCGTCGGTGACGCGCGTCAGCACGCGGCGCGGCTACGGCGCCAGGACGAACGGCACGTCGGCCTATTGGGACATCTCGGCGCCGACGACCGCCAACAAGAACGCGTACCTGTGGGTGGGCATGGTCCACACCACCGGCGCGATCGTGCTGCGCGACGACACCTCGACCGGCGGCACGATCCCGATCTGGCAGAGCGGTGGACAGTTCCGCTACCGCAACGGGGCCACCGACTACACCGCCGCTGGCACGTTCAGCGACAACACCGAGTACAGCATCCTCGCCACAGCGGGCACCAATTACGGGCAACTGTGGGTCGACGGCAATCTGCTAGTCAACGACAGCTCTCTCGCTATGGCCGACAACGTGAGCCCGTTCAAGTTGTCGCGCAACGGGACCAGCGGGCCAAACTACGACACCACCACCGTCCTGCTGGCGATCTTCGACAAGCCGGTCGCCGCGCATGCCCAGCGCCTGAGCCGCAATCCGTGGCAACTGTTCGCACCGCTGCGCCGCTACGTGCGCGGGTTTGAGCCGCCGGTCGACGCAGGCACTGCGCTCCCCGTGTTCGTCCACCACTACCGCCAGCAAGGGATCATGTGATGGCGATCATCCTCAAGCAGTCCACCGCCAGCCAGGAGATCCTACTCGGGCCGTTCCTCGACGACACCGACGGCAAGACGGCAGAAACCGGGCTGACGATCGCGAACACCGACATCAAGATCTGGAAGGCTGGCGGCACCAGCGAGGCGAGCAAGAACAGCGGAGGTGCGACGCACATCGCCGCGGGCCGCTACTACGCTGTGCTCGACGCCACCGACACCGACACGCTCGGCTCCCTCGAGATCAATGTCCACGTCGCGGGCGCTCTGCCGGTGCGGCGCGAGTGCCTCGTCGTGGCCGCGAACGTCTATGACTCGCTGATCGGCGGCACCGACCTGCTGCAGGTGGACGTGTCGCAGTTCGGGAACAGCGCGGGCACCTTCTCGAGCGGCCGGCCCGAGGTGAACACGACGCACGCCGCCGGCACCGCGTGGGCCTCTGGCGCCATCACCGCGGCCGCGATTGCAGCGGACGCCATCACCGCGGCAAAGATCGCCGACGGGGCGATCGACGCAGCCACCTTCGCGGCTGGGGCGATCAATGCTGCGGCCATCGCGTCGGACGCGATCACGGCAGCGAAGATCGCGAACGGCGCCATCGACGCCTCGACCTTCGCCACCGGCGCGATCGACGCTGCAGCGCTGGCGGCCGATGCCGGCACCGAGATCGCGACCGCGGTCTGGGCCAGCGCCGCGCGCACGCTGACGGCGCTCGACGAGGACTCGACGACGCTGGACCTCGACGCCACGATCCGCGCCGCGGTCGGCCTGGCATCGGCGAACCTCGACACGCAGCTGACCGCGATCGACGACTATCTCGACACCGAGCTCGCGGCGGTGAAGGCCACCACCGACAAGCTCGACGGCATGTTCGTGCAGACGACCGACGGCTACATCTTCACGACGGTCGCGCTCGCGCAGGTGTGGGACGAGACGCTCGCGGCGCACCTGACGGCAGGCAGCACCGGGCAGGCGCTGAACGCAGCCGGGGCGGCTGGCGACCCGTGGACCACGTCATTGCCTGGCGCCTACTCCGCGGGGCAGGCCGGCTACATCGTCGGGACCAACCTGAACGCGACGATCAGCAGCCGCGCGAGCCAGAGCAGCGTCGACACCATCGACGGGATCGTCGACTCGATCCTGCTGGACACCGCCGAGATCGGCACGGCCGGCGCCGGCCTGACGGCACTCGCCAGCGCCGCGAATCTGGCGGTCGTCGCGGGATACCTCGACACCGAGATCGCGGCGATCAAAGCGAAGACGGACAACCTTCCGGCCAGCCCTGCGGCGACGGGCGACATCCCCAGCGCGGCGAGCGTCGCTGATGCGGTGTGGGACGAGGCGGTTAGCGGGCACACCTCCTCGGGCACCTTCGGAAAGGCGCTCGACGACGCCGACGACCGCGGATCGCGCACAGTCATCCGCGGAACCGTCACGACCGGCGCCTCGACGACGAGCATCCCGACCTCGGCGTTCAGCCCTGCAGGCGCTGCCGCTGATCAGTTCAAGGGGCGGATCGTGATCTTCGACAACGACACCGCGACCGCGGCGCTGCGCGGGCAGGCGACGGACATCACCGCCAGCAGCAACAGCAGCACGCCGACGCTGACGGTCACGGCGCTGACGACGACGCCGGCATCTGGCGATACGTTCTCCGTCGTGTGATGTGGCGACTACCCAGGCACGTGCGTTCGGAGCGCACGCGGGGCGGCGCTATGGCTCATTCGCCGACAAGGCTGCCGACGCGCACCCAGTCGGCACGCTCACCCAGGCCCGCGCCTTCGGTACGCACTCCGGCGGGCGCTATGGCTCATTCGCAGGCCGGGCGGCAGGCGATCACCCGGTCGACACGCTCACCCAGCCGCGTGCGTTCGGGGCTCACACCGGTGCGCGATACGGCAGTTTCAGCGGCAAGGGCGGCGGCGACGGCTCGCACCCTGTCGGCCGCCTCACGCAGGCCCGGGCATTCGGCGCGCACGCTGGCAGGCGCTACGGCACCTTCGACGGCCGCGGCCAGACCGAGCCGGACACCGGCGGCGGTGGCGGCAGCACCGTCTTCGTGCTCCCGCCCAACTGGCGCGAGCTGCTCCGAGAGAGGCGCATCGAGCAGGACGACCTCCTGCTGCTCCTGGCGTGCTGCATCGACGGCAACGCGCTCCCACACTGACCAACCGGCGACGGCATCACATGGACCTATCAAAGATCGTTGACGGGGTCGTCGGACCAGTGCACGAGTACGTGACCCGAACGGTCACGCCGCTGCTGGCCAGGCTGAAGTCGCTCGAGGACTGGCGGGCGACGATGCCCACCGGGCCGCGTGGCGAGCGCGGCGAGAAGGGCGACCCGGGCCCGCGCGGTGCGGATGCCGACCCGGCGCTGATCGAAGCCGAGGTGCGGCGCGCCGTGGCTGCACTGCCGCCCGCTGCAGCCGGGCGCGACGGGAAGGACGGGCGCGATGGCCGAGACGGTGCCAGCGTCGAGCCGGAGACGGTGCGGGCTCTGGTGCGCGAGGTGGTGGCCGAGATGCCGCCGGCGCCTGCCGGGAAGGATGGCGCGCCGGGGAAGGACGGGCGCGACGGGAAGGACGGGGCGCCTGGTCCTCGCGGCGAGGCTGGTCCCGCTGGCAAGGATGGTGCGCCTGGGGCGGCCGGCAAGGACGGCACGCCGGGCACGCCTGGCCCGGCAGGCAAGGACGGGGCGCATGGTGAGCGTGGCGAGCAGGGTCTGCCCGGCAAGGACGGCGCCCCGGGCCGCGACGGGAAGGACGGGGCGCCTGGCGAGCGTGGCGAGCCGGGCCCTGCCGGAAAGGATGCCGACCCGGAGCACGTGCGGACGTGCGTCGAGCGCGCGGTCGCTGATGCGATGCCGGGGCTGATCGAGAAGGCTGTCGCGGCGCGGCTGGAGGCGGTCGCGTCGGAGTGGCAGGCGAAGGCGGCGCTGCTGGTGCCGCCGGGACGCGATGGTCTGCCGGGCCGGCCTGGCACGCCGGGCGAGGACGGCAGGGACGGTCGCGACGGGCAGGACGGCCGCGACGGCTGGACGCCGGAGGATCTGGACATCGCTCTGAAGGATGGCCGCACGCTGGTGATCGCGATGGGCTCCGGCGCGCACCGCGTCGAGCGCACGGTCGAGCTCGAGGGCCTGCCGCTGTACCGCGGGGTCGTGAAGTCGGGGCAGACCGGATTCCGACGGGGCGACGCCTACACGTGGGGCGGCAGCCTCTACATCTGCAAGGCCGACTCGGACAGCCCGCCGCCAGGAGGCGATTGGCAGTTGGCCGTCAAGGGATCTCGCTGATGCTACGGACCGCTGATGCTCGTTCCGTCAACCGCATAGGTCACCTTGACGCCAAGCGCCTCGCAGAGCTTGCGTATATGGGCCGACAACGGCTGGAAAGGGCGGGCAGCGATGTCCGCCCTTCTTCATTCAGGGGAGCGAATGACGCAACGTAGGCCGAAGATCATCACCGCGCCGGATGTCGAGCCGATCACGGTGGACGAGGCGCGCGCGCACATCGAGGCGCCGCGCTACGCCGACAGCGAGATCGACCCGGTCGACGACGCGAAGATCGAGGGCTGGATCACCACTGCGCGCGAGCACTGCGAGGCCTTCCTCGGGCTGTCGCTGGCCGTGCGCGTGCTGGAGATCGCCCTCGACGAGTTCCCAGCCTGGGGCGCCGCGATCGAGCTGCCGATGGGCCCGGTCATCGACGTGGTCCGGGTGTCGTGGGGCGACGGGTCCGACGACGAGCTCGACGACGCCGACTTCGTGCTCGACGACTACACGCTGCCGGCCGAGCTAAAGCCGGTCGCGACGGCGTGGCCGACCGTCACGGCCGCGACGAACGCGCTCAAAGTGCGCTACCTGGCCGGTTACGGTGACGAGAGCGACGGGGCTGACCCGCTGCCCGCGACGTTCAAGTCGGCGATGCTGCTGCTGATCGGGCACCTGTACGAGCAGCGCAGCGAGACGACCGAAAAGGCGATGCAGAGCCTGCCGCTGGGCGTCAGCGCGCTGCTGCGGCCGCATCGGGTGCGCCTGGGGATGGCATGAACCCGGGCCGGCTGCGCCACCGCGTCACGATCGAGTCGGTCGAGACGGTCGACGACTCCGACGGCATGCGCGTCGAGACGTGGACGCCGATCTGGCAGGCGCTGCCGGCCGAGATCATGCCGATGTCCGGGGGCGAGCTCATCGCCGCGGCGACGGCGCAGTCGAAGGTCACGACGCGGATCCGCATGCGCTACCGGCCCGACATCGTGGCGCTGGACATGCGGGCAATGCACCGCGGCACGGTCTACACGATCGAGGCGGTGGTGCCGGACAACACGAGCGGGATCCGCTGGGTCACGCTGATGTGCTCGAGTGGCGCGGATGCCCGCGCGGGATGACTGGGAGGGGCGATGGCTCGGCCGCACCGTCGTCTGCATCGCCAGCGGCCCGTCGCTGACCGAGGAGGACGCGGCGACCGTGCGCGCTGCCGGGCATCCGACGATCGTGACGAACACGACGTTCCGCCTCTGCCCGTGGGCCGACGCGCTGGTCGCGTTCGACTGCCGGTGGTGGCAGGTGCACTCGCGCGAGGTGCGCGAGACCTTCGCCGGCCGCACGCTGACCTTCTGCCCGAAGGGAGCGGCGACGCGCTGGGGCGTGGAGACGGCGCTGCACCGCGAGGACTGGATCCAGTCGTTCGGCAACAGCGGCACGGCGGCGGTGTCGCTGGCCGTCGTGACGGGCGCGTCGAAGGTGGTGATGCTCGGGTTCGACTGCCAGAAGACCGGCGGCCGCACGCACTGGCACGGGGACCATCCGCGGTCGCTGGGGAATGCGGTGTCGATGCCCAGCTGGCCGAAGCTGTTCGGCAAGCTCGCCGCGTGGGCCGAGGCGCGGCGCGTGCCGGTGGTGAACGCGTCGCGCGAGACCGCCCTCACGTGCTTTCCGCGGGTCACGCTGGAGGACGCGCTGCGATGAAGAGCATCAGATGCGGGCGCGGGCTCGGCGACTCGCTCTACCTGCAGGCTGCGGTGCGCCACCTGCTGATGCGCGGCGGGCTGCGCATGCGGGTCGCGTCGGACTGGCCCGACGTGTGGCGGCCGCTGGGCGACCGGGTCGAGGTGATCCCGTTCACGCGCCGCGTCGACATCGTCGCTCACTACGTGATGGGGAAGCGCAACCTCGCGACGACGCAGTTCGAGGACGTGTGCCAGCGCGCAGGGATCGAGGGCCCGGCCGAGCTGCGCCTCGACTGGACGGTGACGAATCCGCGCCTGGCTGACGAGGTGACGAGCGGCGGGCGGCCGGTGCTGATCGTGCAGATGCCGCGCACGCCGATGGGGCGCACGGACGGCTTCGGGCGAAACCTGCTCCCGGACTGCCGCGCGATCCAGGCGCTGATAGACCGCGACGGAGGCGCGTCGAAGGTGGTGCAAATCGGCGCCGGCCGACCGCTGTTCGACCTGCGCGGCATCGACCTGGATCTGGCCAACCGCACGACCGTGGCCGAGACCATCGACGCGGTGTCGGCGGCCGATCGGTGCCTCGGATACGTCAGCTTCCTCGTGCCGCTGGCCGAGTCTCTGGACAAGCCGGCGACGTTCGTCTGGTCGCGCCGGGGGTTGAACGACGGGCAGCCGTTCATCAGCGCCATCACGCCGCGCAAGGTGCTGCACAAGGCGTCGAGCCGCGCGGTGATCGACGACGAGGTGCTGGATGTTCGTTGACCGCGCCGCTGTCTCCGCGCGCCTGCCGGACAGGCGCATCGCGCTGGTCGGCAGCGGGCCCGGCGTGCTGGGCAACGAGCCCGGGCTGATCGACTCGCACGACGTGGTGATCCGGGTGAACAACCACCTGCTGATTGACGAATCAACCGGCCGGCGGACGGATGTGCATTACTCGTTCTACGGCTCCTCGATCAAGAAAACCGCCTGCGACTTGCAGACAGAGGGCGTCGCGCTGTGCATGTGCAAGTGCCCGAACGCAAAGCCGATCGAGTCGCGTTGGCACGAGCGTATGAACAAGGTCCACGGGATCGACTTCCGCTACATCTACGAGGCGCGCGATGGCTGGTGGTTCTGCGACACCTACGTGCCGACCGTCGACGAGTTCATGGCGCATTTCCACCTGCTCGGCGGTCACGTGCCGACGACAGGCTTCGCCGCGCTGCTGGACGTGCTCTCCTACGCGCCCGCCAGCGTCTACATGACCGGCTTCGACTTCTTCACGTCGGGCCGGCACAACGTCACCGACCGCTGGAAGCCCGGCCGACCTGACGACCCGATCGGACACGTGCCGCAGATCGAGGCGGCGTGGCTGCGATGGAACATGCACCGGCACCCGATCACCGTCGATCGCGCGCTGGCCCGCGTGCTGGAGGGCATGCCGTGGAAGTGACATTCGAGTACCGCGGCGAGCGGTACCCTACCTACATCACGCAGGGCAACGCGGCGCGGTTCATCGAGCCGGCCGCGCGGCGGTTCTGCATCGGCACCGGGCTCGACGTGGGCTGCGGGAAGTGGCCGCTGTCTGGCGCGCTCGGCATCGACATGGCGCTGGGCGGTGACGCGATGGCGCTGCCTGAGCACGACGGCGCGGGCTGGCCCTACATCTTCAGCAGCCACTGCCTTGAGCACCTGGCCGACCCGGTCGGCGCGCTCCAGCACTGGCGGGAGCGGCTCGCGCCCGGCGGCACGCTGTTCCTGTACCTGCCGCATCCGGACATGACGTACTGGCTGCCGCAGCACTGCCGCAAGCATCGGCACTCGTGGCGACCCGAGGACATGGCGCGCATCGTGCGCGACCTCGGATTCGTCGATGTCATTCACTCGGAGCGCGACCTCGCATGGTCGTTCGCCGTCGTCGGAATCAAAGGGGCATGAACGTGGCGGAAAAGGTGATCGGTGATGTGCAGTTCGGGGCGCTGGCGAACCCGGCGCTCAATCAGGTGCTGCAGCAGTTCGGCGCGGAGGCGTTCCGCCGCTGCTCGATCATGATGGAGTTCGAGGCGTTCCTGAAGCGCGTGCATGCGCAGCTTCCGAGGCGCCGCATGACGTGCCTGGAGGTCGGCACGTACAACGGCATGTCGGCGATCGTGCTCGCGCAGTACTTCGACCGCGTGATCTGCGTCAGCGTCGACGACAAGCCGGGCGAGCTGCTGAAGCACGACATCGTGAAGGCGCTCGGCATCCGCAACATCCGCTTTTTCGACTGCGCCAACAACGCCGAGAAGGCCGCGGTTATCGGCAAGCTCGACTTCGACTTCTGCTATCAGGACGGCGACCACCTGAACGACACGCACGACGACTTCTCGCTGGTCAAGCGCTGCGGCCGCGTGCTGCTGCACGAGTACTGGCCGCTGCAGCCGGCGGTGTGGAACCTGGTCAACGGGCTGCCGCAGAACGAGATCCTGCGGGCGCAGTTCGACTGCCTTGCCTACTGGCAGGCCGGCGGGGTGGCGTGAGCCTCGACCGCCTCATCGCCAGTTTTCCGGCCGATCCGGACGGCGACCTGATGCTGTGCCGCGACCACGGCGTCGCGTACCAGCGCGACCGGGCGCACAGCGTGGCGTATGACGCGGCCTACTTCTCGAAGACCGGCAGCCACCCGGCCGAAATGGTGGAGGCGATCAACGCCGCCCGCATCGCGCTGGTCGCCCGTCACATCGGCGCGGCGCCTGTGCTCGACATCGGCATCGGCGCCGGAGACTTCATCGCGCGCCGCCCGAACACCTGGGGGCGCGACGTGAATCCGGCGGCGGTCGCGTGGCTGCACGAGCGCGGTCGCTGGGCCGAGACGCTCGATGGCTTCGCCGGCGTGACCATGTGGGACGTGATCGAGCACCTGCACGAGCCCGAGCACTACCTGCGCCACATCCGGCTGCATGGCTGGCTGTTCGTCAGCGTGCCGATCGTCTACGCGCTGGGCGCCATCAGGCTGTCGAAGCACTACCGGCCCGGGGAGCACCTCACGTACTGGACCGAGGATGGCTTCCTCGACTGGATGGCGTCGCACGGCTTCCGCTGCTTCGAGCGCAGCGACGCGGAGATCCTGGCCGGGCGCGAGAGCGTGCTCGCGTTCGCCCTCAAGCGCTACAGGTGGCCGGCGTGAGCGTGCAGACCTACCGCGGCAAGAACGGCTTCGTCTCGGCGCGCTTCCGTGGCTCGCTGGCCGAGAAGGTCAAGGCGCTGGGCGAGAGCGCGAAGGAGGCGCTGCGGCCCGCCGCGCAGGCCGGCGCGCAGGTGTTCTATGACGAGATGCTGCAGCGCGTGCCGGTGGCCGAGGGCGTGCTGCGCGACTCGATCTACCAGTTCCACCTCGAGCGCAGGTCGGACGAGGACAAACAGGTCTACGTCGTGGGTCCGAACAAGAGCAAGGCGCCGCACTGGCACCTCGTCGAGTTCGGGCACTGGCAGCCGTACGCGGTGGTGATGATCGACGGGCAGCTGAAGACGCTGAAGGACAGGCCGCTGCCCGAGCCGGTCTTCGTGCCGGCGCATCCGTTCATCCGGCCCACGCTCGACGCGACGGGCGAGAAGGCGCTGGAGGCGATGCGCGAGCGGTACACGCAGGCGTGGCGCGAGACGAACACGGGGTGGGCCTGAGATGAGCTTCGAGGCGGTCATCGGCGAGCGTCTGCGCGGCCTCTGCGGCGGCCGCGTCTGGACGGACTTCCGTCCCGTCGGCGCGAGCAAGACGCTGCCGTTCATCACCTGGCAGCAAGTCGGCGGGCAGGTGATCTCGTTCCTCGAAGGCGGACACCCGGGCATGCGGAACGCGCGCATGCAGATCAACACCTGGGCGGCGACGCGGCGGGAGGCGAACGACCTGATGCGCGCGATCGAGGTCGAGATCCTCGGCACGCCGGCGCTACAGGCGACCGCGATCGGTGCGCTGACCGCGATCTATGACCAGTCCGTGCAGCTGTTCGGCGCACGGCAGGACTTCAGCGTCTGGCTGGCTGACTAGACCCAGCGACGCGATCTGAACAAGGGCCGCCACCGGCAACGGGGCGGCCCTTTTCGTTGCCCCGCGAGGGGTTCCACCACATGCCCGCCTCGCGGGCTTTTTGCATTGAAGAGGCCCCCATCATGGCAATCCAACTTCCCGACGGTTCGACCCTGGCGTACTACCCGTATGCCTCCCTCGGTTCCGCCAAGACCATCAACTCCGTCAGCAACGCGACCGAGGCCATCTCGGTCCTCGCGTCCGGCCACAACATCGTCGAAGACGACATCTTCCTCATCAACAGCGGCTGGCTGAAGGCGAACAAGCGCATCGCCCGCGCGAAGAACGTCGACACCGACGACAACGTGACGTGGGAGGGCATCGACACCTCCAGCACGACGCGCTTCCCGGCCGGTTCCGGTACCGGAACCATCCAGGAGATTTCCTCGGGCTTCTGGGTGCAGATCCCCTACGTGAAGGACTTCGCCGGCCAGGGCGGCGAGCAGCAGTTCGTCACCGAGGAGTTCCTCGACTCGGATGACCAGTACGAGTTTCCGACCTCTCGCACGCCGCGGCGCTACACCTGCGGCGTCGCCTTCCAGGGGCCGACGGCGACGCACTTCGCCGGCCTGAAGCTGGCCAGCGAGAACCGGCAGGAGATCCCGTTCCGCATCACGTTCCCGGACAGCTCGGTCACGTACTTCCTCGCGCTGGCGTCGTTCGACGTGGTTCCGACCGTGACGAAGGGCCAGGTGCAGGTCAACGCGCTGACGATGGCCGTGCGCGCCGAGCCGACGACGTACGCGGCCTGATCGCCGCGGGCCCTGAACCCTCACCCACAGAAAGCACAACATGGCCGCAAAGCAAACGCCGGTGAAGGTCAAGGTCGACCTATTCCCCACCGGCCCGATCACCTTCGCCGCTCCGGTCGAGATCCCGACCGCGAGCGGCGACACGCTGCACATCGAGTTCGTGTTCCGGCACCGCACCCGAAAGCAACTCGGCGAGCTCGCCGACGAGCGCGTGGCGCGAGTCCGAGTGCGCTTCGAGGCCGAGGCCGCCGAGCGCAAGCGACGCGACGCCGAACGCGAGGCCGCCAGGGCGCGCGGCGATGAGGTCGAGGACGAGCCGCTCTTCCCGACCGGCAAGTACCTCGACGACGCCGTGCAGGAGATCGCCGACAGCGTCGAGGGCCTGCTCGAAATCGCCGAGGGCTGGAACATCGACGGCTTCGAGTTCAACGCCGAGAACCTGCAGCAGCTGTGCGACATGCACGGCGCGGCGGCCAACCGGATCAGCACCGCGTATCGCGAAGCGCTGGCGAATGGCCGCCTGGGAAACTCGAAGCGGTAGCGGAGCGCCTGTACCAGCGGCTGCCGACCGCCGACCAGGCGGCGTCGCTGGGCATCCCGCTATCCGCGTACGCGGCGCAGCCACCCGTCGAGGTGTGGCCCGAGAACGTCAAGGCAGTCCAGGTCTTCCAGCTGCTTGGTACGCAGTGGCAATGCGCGCCGATGGGCGGATACCTGGGCCTGAACTACGCCGTCTTGCCGACGGTGATCCAGTGGGCCGGCATCCAGATCCCGCCCGAGGACATGCCCGATGTCTTCCACGCACTGCGCTGGCTCGAAAACGCCGCGCTGAAGGTGCTGAACGCGAAAGAGGACTGACACGATGGCCGACGATGTAGCAGGTTCCAGCGCGCTCGAAGTATCGGCCGACGGGTCGGGCTTCGTCGCTGCGCTGGACCGCATGACGAAGGCGTCGGAGGCCTTCGAGCGTCGCAGCGTCGCATCGGCTGGCCGCGCCGGTGAGGCCGCGAGCTCGGTCGGAGACGGCGCAGGCGCTGCAGCGGCGAAGACCGAGGCGGCGTCGAAGCGCTTCACGACGGCCATCGAGCGCGAGATCGCTGCGCTGACGCTGTCGCGCGCGGAGTACCGCAAGTGGCAGGCGCAGCAGCAGGGCATCAGCGAGCAGGTGTACGGGCCGCTGATCGCGAGGCTGAACGCGGCGAAGGCGGCGCAGGACGCGGCCGCGGCGAGCGTCGGCAGGCTGGGCGATGCGACCGAGATCACGTCGCGGCAGGCGCGGCTGCTGTCGCGCAACTTCGGCGACGCACTGCGCGCCGTCGACATCGGCGGCGGTGCCCTGGGCGGCATCACCCAGCGCGTCAGCCAGCTCGGCATCGCCTTCGGCGGCTTCGAGGGCCTCGGCGCTCGCATCAGCCCGACCATCGCTGCGGTGGGCGGCCTGGCCGCCGCTGCCGCGCTGGCCGCGGTCGCGTTCCAGAAGGGCCACGCGGAGACCGAGGCCTATGCCCGCGCGCTGATCTTGTCCGGCAACGCCGCCGGCACGACGACCGGCTACCTGAAGGAGCTCGCGAAGGCGCAGGCACAGGTCGCCGGCACGCAGGGCGACGCGGCCGCGGTGCTTGCGCAGCTGGCCGCCTCTGGCGATGTCGCCGCCTCGCTGCTGGGCAAGGCCACGCAGGCTGCGGTCGGACTGGCGCGCGTCGGCGGGCCGGCGGCCAGCGAGACCGCGCGAAAGTTCGCGGACCTCGGCCGCGACCCGGTCAAGGCGGTCGAGAAGCTTAACGAGGCCGAGAACTTCCTGTCGGCCAGCATCTACCGGCAGATCCGCGCGCTGGTCGAGCAGGGCAAGAGCGCCGAGGCGGCAGCGCTGGCGCAGAGCACATACGCCGACGCGCTGATCGGCCGCACCGGGCAGCTCGAGCAGCGCCTGGGAATCGTCGAGCGCAGCTGGCGTGCCGTCACCGGCGCCGCGAAAGCGGCCTGGGACGCGATGCTGAACATCGGGCGCGAGCAGTCGCTCGAGGAGCGCCTCGGCGCGGTGAATCAGCGGCTGGCCACCTTCGAGGAATCCGCCCGGCTGCGGGCCCGCGGTGGTAAGCGCGTCACGACGCAGGAGGCCGAGCGGCAGGCGGACCTCGGCGAGCGCTCGGCGATCAACCGCTCGCTGCTGAACCAGACCGAGGGCGCCATCGCCGCGCGCACTGCAGCGCAGGAGGCGAAGAAGGCGATCGAGGACGCGAACAAGGCGATCACGAAGCCGGTCGAGAGCCCGTACGGCGACATCATCCGCGACCTGCGCAAGCTGGAGCAGGCCCAGGAGGAGGAGCTGCGCACCGGCGGCAAGGTCAGCGAAGCGCGGAAGCTGCAGATCCGCCTGATCGACCAGTTCGTGGACAAGGCCGACAAGCTGACCTTCGCGCAGCGCCGGGTCATCGCGGCCGAGATCGCGCAGCGCGTGAGCACGCAGGAGCGCATCGACGAGCTGCAGAAGCAGGTGAAGGCCGAGCAGGAGTACGCCGACGCCGAGGCGAAGGCGGTGCAGCAGCAGATCGACAACATCGCGCGCGAATTCGAGGCGCGGCAGAAGGTGCTCGCGGGGATCGACGAGCGCACGCAGAAGGTCGCCGACGAGGTGCAGGCAGCGGAGATCGCGGCGGCGGCGAACATCAGCCTGGCCGAGGCGATCGAGCAGGTCGCGATCGCGCGGCTGCGCGAGAAGGCCGCGGGCGCCGAGGGCGACCCGGCGCGGCTGGCCGACATCAATGCCGAGATCGCTGCGCGCGAGCGGCTGCTGTCGGCGCTGGCCGACAAGCGGTCGCAGGATGCCGCGGCGAAGTCCGCGAAGGCGTTCGAGGAAGCCTACCTGCGCAGCTATGACAACCTGAGCCAGGGCCTGACCGACGCGCTGATCCAGGGCGGCAAGAGCGCGGCGGACTACATCAAGGGGCTGTTCCGCAACCTCGTGTTGCGCCCGCTGCTGGAGCCGTTCGTCGGGCCGATCGCTGGCGTGCTGGCCAGCGCAGCCACCGGGGCGCAGGCCGGCAGCGTCACGCAGGGCGCCTTCGGGCAGGCGCAGCAGGCCTCGACGCTGCTGCAGGCCGGCAAGACCATCTACGAGGGCTTCGCGTCCGGCTTCGCCAACGTCGGCACCGGGGCGCAGCGCGCCTATTCGGCGCTGTTCGGCGGCGCTTCCACTGGCGGCGGCGCTGGCGGCAGCTACTCGGTGAACGCCGCGCTGATCGAGCGCCAGGCCGGCAGCACGCTCTACGGGACTGGCGGCGGCGGGACGACCTTCGGCACGGCGGCCAGCGCCGCCGCGGGCGCGGTGGTCGGCGTCTATGGCGGCCGCGCCATCAGCGGCGGCTACGGGTTCGGCAACAGCGGGAACAGCACCGTAAACGCCGGCACCGCGATCGGCGCCGTGGTCGGCAGCATCGTCCCGGTGATCGGAACCGCTGTCGGCGCCGCGGTGGGCGGCATCATCGGCGGCCTGGTGAATCGTCTGTTCGGACGCCGCGCGCCGGAGGTCGAGGGCCGCAGCATCACCGGCACCATCACCGGTTCCGACTTCAGCGGCTCGACGGTCGCCGACATCGTCGAACGAGGCGGCGTGTTCCGCTCCGACCGCCGATCGCAGCAGACCGAGGCCATCACCGGCGACCTCGACAAGGCGCTCGACGAGGGCGCGAAGTCGCTCAGCGACCTGGCCGCGAAGTACGGCGCGGCGCTGGGTCTGCCGGCCGAGCGGCTCGCCGGCGTCACCGCGCAGATCAAGGTCGCGATCACCGACGACGCTGCCGAGAACAGCAAGGCGATCGAGGCCGCGCTGCAGCAGTACGCCGACGCGCTGCTGGGCACCTTCGCAGACGACATCGAGCCCTTCCGCAAGAGCGGCGAGACGGTGGCGCAGACGATCGAGCGCGTGGGCGGCGCGATGCTGACGATCAACGACAGCCTCGACATGCTGGGCCTGAGGGCGCTATCGACGAGCGTCGAGGGCGGGCGCGCGGCGGTTGCGCTGGCCGAGCTGTTCGGCGACGCGGGCACGTTCGCGCAGGCCTCGGCCTCCTACTACGCAGCATTCTTCAGCGAGGCCGAGCGAGCCGACCGTGCGACGCAGCAGATCACCGAGACGCTCGGCGATTTCGGCCTCAGCGTGCCGGCCTCGCGCGAAGCCTTCCGCGATCTGGTCGAGGCGCAGGATCTCACCACGCAGTCCGGGCGCGAGGCCTTCGCTGCGCTGCTGGGCGTCTCCAGTGCTTTCGACGCGCTGCAGACCGCGGCCGGTGACAGCGCGCAGGCGCTGGCCGAGGTGGTCGCGCAGCGCAAGCAGCTGGAGGCGCAACTCTTCGAGCTGCAGGGCAACACCGCCGCGCTACGCGAGCGCGAGCGGGCTGCGCTGGACGAAAGCAACCGGGCGCTGTTCGACCAGATCAAGGCGCTGGAGGACCAGGCCGACGCAGCCAAGCTCGCCGCCGATGCTGCCGAGGAGGCCGCCCGCGCGGCCGAGGACCTGGCCAACCGGCAGCGCTCGATCGCCGGCGGCGTCGACAGCGTCATCGGCGACTTCCTGCAGGGCCCGCAGCTCGCGCAGTACTTCGCCACGCGCATCCAGGAGACGCTCGCCGAGGGCGGCATCGAGTCCTCGATCCCGGGCATCCTGGGCAGCACCCGCGACGACATCCTGCAGCTGTGGAACGCGGTCGGCGTGGACGGCCGCGAGGCGATCCTCGCCGCGTACGGCGCATGGCTGGATCTCGACGAGGTGCTGCGAGGCACTGCGCGATCGGTGGCCACGTACCGCAGCGGCACGCTCGCCGACCGAATCGAGGAGGCCCGCCTCGGCTCGCTGAGCCCGGCCGACCGCATCGCTCGACTGCGCAGCACCGAGGCGACGCTCTTCGGGCAGCTGGGCACCGCCGACGATCCGGTGGCCGTCGCTGAGCGGCTGACCGGCGTCATCACGCAGCGCCTGGGCGAGGAGGCCCGCCTGCGCGACGACCTGCACCGCTCGACGATCGACGACCTGGAAGAGCAGCTGGACGCAGCGCGCAGCCTGCGCGACGCAGTCGCCGCCATCCCGCAGTTCACGTCGGAGCTTCGCCTCGGCGCATCGTCGCCGCTCAGCGCGCAGCAGCAGGTCGCCGAGGCCGAGCGCCTGTTCAACTCGACGATCGTGCGTGCCCGGGGTGGCGACCGCACCGCGGTCGACTCGCTGCAGCGCAATGCGCAGTTGTTCATCGACGAGGCGCTGGCTGCGTTCGGCAGCGGGCCGCAGGGCGCGCGCATCTTCGGTGACGTGACCGCGGCGCTCGAGGAGTTCGCATCGCAGATCGGCCCGACGATCGACCCGCAGATCGCGGCGCTGGAGGCGCAGGTATCGGCCGCCGAATCGACCGCCGACAACACCGGCGAGGCGTTGACGCTGCTGCAGTCCATCGACGCGGCGCTCGGCGGGCGCTACACCAGCAGCAGCGCCTCCGTGCTGGCTCCTCCGCAGCCTCAGCCGATCGACATCACACCCACCGATCTGCCGGTGGTCGACGCCATCACCAACGGCGCCGCGGCATCTGCGCAGGCAAGCGCCGAGCTTCGCGACATGGTCGAGCAGCTGCGCAGCATCGCCGCGAACACCCAGATCACCACCTCGCTGCCGCCGATCAATCAGGCGGGCTTCACGGCCCTGATCGAGCGCGTGCGGGCCCTCGAAACGATCCAGACCCAGCTACTGACCGCCGTGCGGCCGTCGCTGGTCACTACCTGACCATCAGGAGCACATCATGAGCGGTCGCGTCTACGCCGTACCCTTCGCCGCGGTGGCCATCACGGCCGCGCAAGACCTCGTCGAGATCTCGCCGGCCGACGACAAGCCGGTCGAGCTGATCGGCTGGCACATCGGCCAGACCACCGACGCGGGCGACGCGCAGGACGAGCTGCTGCAGATCACCGTCATCCGCGGGCACACCAGCAGCGGCAGCGGCGGCAGCAGCGTCACTCCGGCGCCGCTCAGCCCGAACGACGCGGCGGCAGGATTTGCCGCCGAGATCAACAACACGACGATCGCGAGCGGCGGCACGACCGCGACGCTCTTCGCGTCCGCCTGGAATGTCCGTGCCGGATCTGACGTGTGGCTGCCGGAGGACGTGAGGCCGCGCGCCAGCCAGGCGAACACGACGCTCGTGGTGCGCATGTCCGCGCCGGCTGACTCGATCACCACCAACGGCGTTTTCTGGGTGCGTGAGCTCAACTGATGCGCCTGCGCCTCGCGTCCATCCGCAGGCTGCCGCCACCGCGGCCGCCGGCAAATCTGCGCCGGAGGCGATGGCTGCCGCCGACGCTGACGGTCGCGGAGATCGACGCCGGGCCGGGCTCCGAATGGATGGTGGTCTACCGCATCGAGACCACCGACGGCAACGGCGACCCGGTCACGCTGTGGCCGGCGACGCGCACGATGATCACCAGCGAGAGCGACACGCCGGCCGACACCACCTTCGAGCCGGTGCTCGCGAAGGGCGCGGCGGGCTCCTACCGAATGCAGTTGTTCTCCGGCACGGCGCGCGAGGCCGGTGTGGTCGCGGCCAGCGGCGGGCAGTTCTCCCTCATGAACGCCGACGGCGAGTATGACGACTGGTTGCAGTACCTGACCGACGGCAGCCGGGTCACGTGCTACTTGGGCAAGCACGGCGACCCGTTCCCGGCAGCCTGGCGAAAGGTCTTCGTCAGCTACATCGACGGCTTTCCGATCATCGACCGCGAGCGCATGACGCTGCGGCTGCGCGGGCGCGAGCGGCTGTTCGAGCGCGACTGCCAGCCGCTCGGCTACACCGGCAGCACCGGCAGCGTGGGCAGCATCACGCTGGAGGAAACAGGCATCGCCGGCAACGCGCGCCGGCCTCTCGTAATGGGCACGCCTCCGAGCTGGAAGCCGGTCCTCATCAACGCGACCGAAAACATCTGGGACATCTGCGGCATGGCGGTCTTCGGCACGCCGTCGCTCTATGACGGCGGCGTCGCGCTGCAGGTCTCGGTGTCGGCCTTCGGCAGCGATCAGCCCGGCACGTACCAGATCCTCGAGAACGGTGCCGGCGTCTTCGCGCACCTGACCTCGCAGATCCGATACGAGCTGCGCGCCGAGGGCACCGGGCGCTATGCCACGCCGACCGCGTCAGAACGCGCGTGGACCGTCTGCGACGTGGCGATGCAGGCCGGTGTCGCGGCCGACTCGACATCGCTGCCCGTCGGCAGCGAGAACTTCAGCGCCGGGAATCGCGTCGTGCAGACCGAGAAGGTTCGCGACGTGCTGGCCGACGTGGCGCGGTACGAGTGCGCGGCGATCGGCCTCGACCGCCTCGACCGATTCTTCGCGCGTCGCCTCGTGCCGAGCTTCGACGGGACCGCGGTGCACACCTTCCGCGACGCGGGCAGCTACAGCGACGGCAACATCGACGGCCTTCGCTTCTCGCGGCTGCGCGGTGCCGAGCGCCGCGTGCATCGGGTGACCGTGCATGCCGGGCGGTCGCAGCGCTCGGCGCTGGCCGGCGTGGTCGACGACGCCGTGCGCGACCGACTCTCGCGCGACCCTTACCAGGTCAACTTCACCGCGGAGTGCCTCTACACCTCGCTGTTCGGGCAGCGTCGCATCCCGGACGTGGACCCGACCGCCGAGGCCGTCGAGGTGCAGATCGTCGGGCACCAGTTCGCCAGCGAGGCGGACATGATCGCCTACGCGCTGCGCTACCTGCGGTTGTACGGCAGCCGGGCGGTCGCGGCCGAGTTCGAGACCGAGCTCGATCACGACACGCTGGCAATCGAGGTCTGCGACATCGTCGACATCGAGTCGGCGCGCTTCGGCGGCGACCGCTCGGCCGTCGTCATCGGATATGACGTCGACCTCAACACGCGCCGCGTGCGCTTCGAGGCGTGGAGCCACGACGAGCTCGGCACCGTGCTCGGCACTGCGGCGCCGACGGAGACCGAGATCGTCATCACGCAGGAGGACACCGCCGAGGGCGCGGGCGGCGGCGGCGCAGGGTCCGGTGTGGCTGGGCGCGGCGATGCGGCGCTGCAGCTGCTGCACGAGTTCGTGCTGCTCGGCGACAAGACGACGGCGCTCGCGGTCGGCGAGTCGACCGTCGACTTCATCTTCCCGTTTGCTGGGGAGCTCGTCGCGGTCTACGGTGGCGCCACGACCGCGCAGACCTCCGGCTCGATCCTGACGCTCGACATGCGGATCAGCACCGTGTCGGTGTTCTCGACGCTGATCACCGTCGACAACAACGAGCGCAGCAGCCACACCGCCGCGACGCCTTCCGTGCTGAGTGCGCCGAGCTTCGAACAGGGCGACCGCGCGACCTTCCACATCACGCAGGTCGGCACCGGCGGGAAGGGCGCATGGATCGACTTCGTCTACGTGCCGAGGTCAGTGTGAGCGTCATCAACTTCATCGCGGCGGCTGGTGGCGGTGGTGGTGGCGCTCCGGGCGCCGGCGACTACGATCTGATCGACACCATCAGCGCGACCGCGAAGCCATTTATCGACGCGGGCCCGATCGTCGTGAGCCGCGACGGGCTGACGGTGTTCGCTGTCGGCCAGGATGGCAGCGCGCTCGGGGTGTGGGTTTGGCGCTGGAACGGCGCCAGCTTCCAGAACGTGCAGATCATCGCGCTGGGCACGCCGGGCGACTACACCGCGGCCACGCAGATGCCGCAGATGTCGCTGGCGTGCAGCGAAGACGGCACGCGGGTCGTGCTCGGCATGCGCAACGCTGTGAGCGGCGACGGCCGCGTCTACGTCTTCGACGAGACCGCCACCGACACCTGGACGCAGTATCAGCGCCTCTCGCCTCCGAGCGCTGGCGCCGCGGGCCTCTTCGGTGCTGATGTCGACATCACGAACGACGGCAGCCGCATCGTGGTCGGCGAGGCTGCCTACTTCGACGGCGTGCAGGGCATCGGCCGCGGCCACGTCTACCTCGACGGCGGGTCGAGCTTCGCGCTCGAGCAGACGCTCGCCGACACATCCGAGAACGGCTTCGGCGGTCTCGGCTTCGGCGTGGCCATCTCCGGCACCGGCGCCGTCGTCGCGCTCGGCAATCCGTCGGTGTTCTCGCCCAGCTTCGCCGGTCTCGGGGCGATCGAGAGCTACACGCGATCGGGCACGACGTGGACCTTCGAGGCCCGCAGCTACCCGACCGAGGACGACCCGCTCTTCGGATTCGCCCGCGCCGGTGCACTCATGGGCATGGACGAAGACGGCACGCACATCCTGTCGGCCGACTATGCCGGCGTCACGCTCGACAGCGTGCACTACAAGCGGGTCGGCGGCGCGCTGGCGTTTCAGTCGATCGTCTACGGCCTCGGCATATCCGGCACGCCGTCGCAGATCTACGCCGGTGGCATGGCGATGGCCGGCGATGCGTCGAGCGTCGTGCTGGGTGACTACCTGTACAGCACGTCGCGCGGCCGTCTGCGCCGCTGGACCGGCCCGACCTCGTGGGCGTCCGACGTGGACATCGACAGCGCCTCGCCGACCAACAACCAACAGCACAGCCGCGGCGTCAGCACGACGCGCGACGGCGGTGCGGTGGTGTGGAGCGAGTGCCCCACCGCGGCGAACGCGTCGACCTCTCTCGGCGATCGCGCATACATGAGGGTCTTCTGATGGGCAGCATCGTCGCGATGGGCTACCGCAACCTGATCGACGCCGCCACGCTGAGCGGCAGCGGATGGCACGCCTCCTACCCGCTGACGACCCTCCAGGACCGCCGCCTATGGACGTACGCGCGCACTAGCGGCACGAGCGCCGACATCATCATCGACCACGGGTCGGCCAAGCCGATGGGCGTCTTCGCGCTCTTCGGCACGAACATCGGATCGGCGGACACGATGACCGTCACGGTCGGCACCACCTCGACCGGTACCGATGTCTACGCCGGGTCGGCCGTCGCGTGCTGGCCCTTCGCGCCGCTCGACGGCGTCTATGACGGCGGGCACTTCGGCTGCTGGGTTGTGCTGCCGGCCGATGTCACCGCCCGATACGCGCGCATCCAGGTGTCCGGCAGTGCGGTGATCCGCATCGCGCGCCCATTCGTGGGGCCCGTGTGGCGGCCGACCTATTCGCCCTCCTACAGTGGCTTCGCCGAGGGCTGGGGCGAACCGAACAGCACGGTCATGACCGGCGACAGCGGCGCCGATACGGTCTGGCGCCGGCGCGAGCAGCGCGAGGTCGCCTATGACCTGTCGGTGCTGACGCCGGAGTCGGCGAGCGAGCTCGACGAGATCGTGCGCACGCACTCGATCACCGAGGAGGTAGCGCACGTGCGCCATGTGCACGACCGCGAGGTGCAGCAGCAGTACGGCTTCCTCGGCCGGCTGCGTCGGCTATCCGCCCTTGAGCATCCGTTCTATGGCCACCGATCCGCGGCGGTGGCCATCACTGGCCGCGGCGGCGCGGCGTAGCGGCAACCCGAAAGGAGTCCAGATCATGACCATGATTCGCTTGACGCTGCCGGCCCTGCTCTTGCCGCTGCTGGCCGGTGCGCAGGTGCTCGAGCTGACCCCCGACACGGCCTGCGGGGCGCCTGGCGTCGGCACCGTGCGCGTCATCAGGGACGGGGCCGAGCGCTGGGTCGCCGAGGCTCGCCACGGCACCCCGGGGCAGCGCGTCGGGCGAGATGGCCGCTGGCACACCGGCTGCCAGATGCCCCCGGCCTGCGCGGCGCGGCGCACGTACCAGTGGGCGGACCAGGCCAGCGGCGCCCTCTGCACGCCGAGCACGCCGGAGCTGCGCGCATCGCCTGAGCTCGGGCGGGTGCGACAGGTGCACGCCATCGGCCGCGGCGGCGCGATCGTCGGCCGGGCAACGTACCAGTGCACGGCGACCGGCTGGGCGCTGGTGCCGACCGAGACCTACTGCAGGGGGCGGTGATGGGTCGCCGGCACACCAGATCGACGCAGGCGCCGCGATCGGCGGCGCGGTGGCATCACCCTAGCCTGATCGGATCCGAGGCGCCTTCACGGGCCGGCCATCCGCGGGGCGGCGCCCACGACAGGATCAGCCCGGCGAACTGCGGCCTCAGCCACCGCTCGACGAGCAGCAGGTCGGGCTGCACCAGTCGCGTGCTCCCGGGCCACATCAGCGACAGCGCGAGCCCCTCGCTGGCGGTCAGCGGCATGGCGCGGTCGCCGGCCAGCCACTGCCGCATGGTGCGCTCGCTGGCGTGGCAGCGGCGCGCGGCCTCGGCCTGCGTGATGCCGGCGGCCTCGATCAACTCGCGCAGCTCCTCGGGTGAGATCGGGTGCAGATCCCACCCCCGGGCCGCGCGGCCGGGGTGGTTGGTCATGTCAGACGTCGTCGGCGCCACAGATGACCGCGAATTCGTACTCGTACACCCCGACCCAGTACATCTGCTTCTGCGTGGTGATCACGGTGCCTCTCCCCAGTCAGATCGGCAGCCGGTCGAATTGACCGTTGCCGCGCAGGTACTCGGCGTGGGCAAAGCGTTGCCCGCCGCACCGCTCGCGGGTCAGGCGAGCTTTGACGGCCCGCAGAGTCCGCTTGCCGGTGTACCGCTCGACGGTCCCGACTTCGCCCTCTCCAGACACGATGCGGATTTCGCGCGCTTGCTCGATCGTCTTTTGCAGCGTGGTCATCATCTGAGTCTCCCGCCCACTGCCCGGGGCCCGGGACCGCATCACCGTGATGCGATGGGGTGTACTGTACTAGGCGCAATGCGCCTAGTCAATACCCGAGGAAACCCGGAGGTGTGCAATGGCTGAGCCGGCATCGAGCAGCGCGGCCGGAGCCGCAGCGGGCGCGGCGGCGTGGAAGGCGGCCGGGGGCATGGCCGGCGTGGCGGGCGGTGCCGCAGGCCTGGCCAGCATCGTCGTGATGCTCATGATGCGGCCGCGCTCGGCCGCCGAGTGGGCCACGGCGCTGATCTGCACCGTGGTCTCGTCGATCGCCGGCGGCGCGTGGGTCGTGCAGTACCTGGACCTGCACACCTGGGCTGACGGCTACGTCGGCCTGGTGGCGCTGGGCGGGCTGATGTTCGCGTGCGGGCTGCCCGGCTGGGCGCTCGTGCGAGCCGTCTTCTCGGCGATCGAGAAGCGCCGAGAGGCCGACATCTTTGACCTGGCAGATGAGGCACGGAAGCGTTGGAAAGGCAAGAGGTAGCCCCCGTGGACTTCGACACCGCCTTCCATCGCCTCATCGGCCACGAGGGCGGCCTCGTTGACCATCCCGCAGACCCTGGCGGCCTGACGAAGTACGGCATCAGCCAGCGCAGTTACCCGGGCGAGGACATCCGCGGCATGACGCTGGCCCGCGCGAAAGAGATCTATCGCCGCGACTACTGGGGCCCGAGCGGCTGCGACGCGGTGCCGGACTCGATCAAGTTTCTGATGTTCGATGCCGGAGTCAACAGCAGCCCGGCCGCGTCGATCCGGCTGCTGCAGCGCTCGGTCGGCACCACCGAGGACGGCATCCTCGGCCCCATCACCTTGACCGCGGCCGGCAGCATGCACCCGGCGCGGCTCGCTTCGCGGCTGTCGGCGCACCGGCTGCTGCTCATGGCGGACCTTCCCACCTGGCCGGCATTCGGCCGCGGATGGGCCCGCCGCGTCGCTCGCAACCTCCTGGAGGCCTCCTCATGACCCGCGTCCTTCTCCTCGCCGCTGCCGCGCTGCTGGCCGGTTGCTCGACGCTCGACGCCATGCTCGTCAACCGAGCGGCCTGCACGCTCGGCGGCGCGCAGAAAGAGCTGCACGTCACGAGCTTCTGGGGCCGCTGGGGCATCACCGCGCGCATCCACGAGGACGACGCGCGAGCGGCGTGCGACACGACGCCGGTGATCCTGCAGGTGGCGCCGAAGGGCGCCGGCGTGTAGTGGGTAACTTTCTGCCCACCTAGCCGCGTTCCGGGCACCTGGCGCACTGGGCGCACGACTGGGAGCGCGGCCTGTGCATGTAGCGCGGGAGCGATTGCAAATCCGTCTAGGCGAGTTCGACTCTCGCTCGCGCCTCCACCTATGAAAGCGGCCCCTCAGTGGGCCGTTGTCGCTGGTGGGGTGGTGGGGAACCTGTCTCCCATCAGCCGCGCCGCTTGAGTGCTTCCGCGAGCCGCTGCACCCCGTAGTGCGCGTACCGCCGGGTAGTCGCCGTGCTCCGGTGGCCCAGCACCGCGCCCACCGCGCCCAAGTCGACGCCGGCGGCCACCATCTCGCTCGCCGCGGTGTGCCGCAGGTCGTGCAGCCGCACGTGCTCGAGCCCGCACGCCGCGCGCGCCAGCGGCCAGTAGTAGTCGATCTCGCTGCGCCGCGGCATCGGCACGCGGCAGGCGCTGGTGATGATCGGCAGCGCCGGGATGATGCGCGGGCTGCCGTTCTTGCTGTCGCCCAGCACCAGCGCCCCGGGCAGCCGCTGCGCCCGCAGGATCTCGCCCACGCGCATGCCGGTCCAGTAGGCGATGCGGATCACCGCGCGCACGCCGCGGTGTCGGCAGGCCCTGGCCAGCGCCACCATCTGCGCCCGGGTGATCGTGATGTCGCGCGCGTTGCGCACCGTCGGCGCCGTCACGCGGGCGCCCGGGTCGGCATCGCCAAGGCCGCGCTTCCAGGCCCAGCGGCACGCCGCGCGCAGGTAGGCGATGCGGTTCTTGATCGTGGCCGGAGCGAGGGCGCCGTGCTGGTCGGCCGCGTACTCGGCGCAGACTTCGGGCAGCTCGTCGAGCGAGCGGCCGGTCCACCAGTCGCGCATCTGCTCGATCTCGCGCAGCGCGCCGACGCCGGCCTTCAGCCCCGGGGCTCGCTCCCGGGCGTAACGAGCGACAGCTGCGTCAATGTAGGCCCGAGGTCTGGCAATGCCCTCGGCGATCGCGGACAGGGCCGCGCTTTCCTTGCGGTCGTAGGCTTCGGCCTGGGCGCGCGTCCACCCAGCGGGAAGAAGGCGACGTTTGCGAACGCGGCCGTGCCCGGGGAAGCGGCGGTCGAAGTCGAAGCGCCAGCGGCCGGTGCGCTTGTCCTTGTAGATCGACATGCTGCCCTGTACGCCTCCACGTCAGCGGGGTCGAAGCGTACAGCACCGCGGCCCACGCCCATCCGGTAGCAGGGCAGCCGGCCGGCGTCGGCCAGGTCGTACACCGTGCGCGGCTTGAGGCCGAGCAGCGTGGCGACTTGGGCTGCGGTGAGCATCAGACCCGCCTGAACTCCAGCACCCACACCCACGGGTTCGCATCCCACGAGCCGGCGCCGTTGATGGACTCCCACAGCAGCCGGAACCCCCACCGGTGGGTGCCCTGGTGAGGGAAGATGCACTCGCGCCCACTGGCAAGATCGGCCGAAGGCGCACCCTCGGCCACCGCATCCGCCTCGCTGATGTCCTGCAGCCGCTCCACGCGCACGCCGGTGACATCCAGCGTGATGCGGCTGGCCCAGCGTGGCATGTGGATCGACGGGCGCCACAGCAAGCCGCCGCGCTCTTCGCTGGCCGCGTAGTGGATGCGCCAGCCGCCGACGTCCATCTCGCTGGGCTTGAGGTGATCGGCGTTGTGACCTACCGCCCACGTCTCCCGCACCCACAGCCGGTCTCCGGGCTCTCGCCAGTACGGGCAGTGAGCCTCCCGTATGCCGGTCGTCGCCGGCCCTGCCGATGCCATCCGCACGACGGCGCCGCCGCTGCTGATGAAAAGGTCGGGCGCCAGCGCCCGCCGCGTCTGCGTCTTGCTGCCCGCCAAGATCGCGCGCACCATCGGCGCCGAGAACAAGATCGGCCGCTCGCGCATCACGGCGCCACCTTCCGGCGGCGCGCGGCCGCCTCTCGTTCAACTTCCGGTTTTGCCGCCTCGGCTGCGGCGCGCGCACCGCGCATGCCCCCGTGGTCGGCCGCGGCGAAGAACCGCGACACGTACCGCGGGTTGTCCCAGTACGCCCGCACCTGCCAGCCGCGGGTCGTGCTCTGCGCGCGCTGGCGCTGGATGCGGACGAGGTAGGCCACGGGTCAGACGGAATGCGTGCCTTCGACGCCGCGGCGCATGCGCTCCAGCGTGCGCTGCTGCAGCCAGTGCATCGCCTCTTCGATGTGCGTCAGCGCGCAAGCGTTGGCCTTGCACGAGTAGGGGCCGGACTGGAAGCCGCGCAGGCGATCGGCAACGATGGCGAGCAGCACTTCGTGCGTCACGCCGTTGACGCCGTTGCCATCGGCGCTGATGGGGCCGTCCTGGAACTGGATCAGCGTCGGCCCCGCCGGGAAGCCGCCGATCAGGTACTTGTGGTTCGCGCCGCCGTGGCCTGGTTCATCCAGGGTCTGCAGGGTCAGCGTGTCATTGGCCGGGTTGACCTTGTGCTCTTCGATCGTTCGCATGTGTGAGATGTCCTTCACGTTGGTGGAAACAGACTCGGCTCGCGCGCCTCCTTCTCGGCGGCCTGGAGCTTCGTCAGGGGGAACTCGTCGTGGGTGCGGCCGTCGAGCAGGCGGCCGGCGGCCTTCTTGCCGGCGCGATAGAGCACCTCGTCGCCACCGAAGAAATCCACGCCGGCGCCGCGCGGTGGTTCGCTGCCGTCGGCGCGGATCCAGCGCTCCGCGAGCAGGCGTTCGTCGTCATCGGCGACGGACTCAGCCGGTGCCCACTCCCCCCACTGCTTGAACAGGAACGGCACGCCGGCAGCCGCACACTGGTCGCGCAGGCTGCGGGCCCAGTCCGGGTGCATCGGGCGCGCGTGAGGGCCACTCTCTCCGCCGCAGATCACCCAGTGCAGCATGTCGTAGACGCTGCTGCAGTTCTTCGTCGGATCGAACGGCAGGCGCCAGTTCACCGGGCCGTGCCTCACCTCGTGTGGGTGCGACATGCTGTCGGGCACGACGGACTTGCACTGCGGGCACCACGAGGTGATGGCATTGAAGCCCGGCAGGGTGATCGGCCCGAGCATCGGCTCGATCGACAGGAACCTCACCCGCGCCGGCACCGCGAGCAGCTTGGGCACGTCGCGGTCGGCCTCGGCCTGCGTGACCACGGTGGCGCCCAGCCAGACGTTCGGCATCGGCTGCTCCCCGCCGCCGCACTGCTGCGCCACCTCTCGCATCATCGGTAGGGCATTGCCGATGCGCTTCGTGAGCAGCAGCCAGTCGAGGTGCGGCGTGCTGGCGATCAGCCGGAACAGGTCGACGCGCCACTGCACCGGCACCTCGTTGTCGAACACGTCGGCCAGCGACGCGCAGAACACGCGGAAGCGCCGCCCCTCGCGCTGGGCCTGCGCGTTCCACTTGATCGGCAGCCGCCAGTTGGCGTCCGTGGTGCGACGCCGAGGCTCGCCGTGGCCCCACCGTACCGTGCCGCTGCGCTTCGCCCACGACTCGGCGTAGCAGTGGTCGCACGCGGGCGACACCTTCGTGCAGCCGGTCCACGGGTTGAAGGTGTGGTCGGCCCACTCGATTGCGGTGTTCTCAGCCATGGGGCTCTCCGATCTCGTTGCGCACGGCGGCGAGCTGGCGGTGCAGGGGGATGGTCATACGCCAGCCTCCGGCCGATACGCTGGATGCTGCGAGCAGCGCTTCCAGAACATCGCCTCGTCGGCGCGCATCAGCATCAGGTGCGCGATCACGTCGTCGGTCGGGCACATCGCGCCGGCCCACGATCCCGCGTAGTACGCGATCGGGTGCATGCACATCGCGCAGAGGATCTTCGCCTCGCCCTTCACCGTGTGGATTGCCACCGTCGGCTTGAGCTTGCGGAACAGGTAAGTCACGCCGGACAGCGGGCTGCTCTCCAGGAACATGCCCGTCAGCAGGTACTGCTTCATGGCTCGATGCTTGAGCAGCCCGGAGAGCGTCTGCAGCGCGTTGCTCTCCTGCTCGATGCCCCACGCCTCCGAGCACCCGAGCGTGCGCAGGTCGTGGCGCAGGTGGTTCGCGCCCGGCACCATGCCCCACTTGATGCGGCCACCGCTCTCGACGATCACGATGTCGGAGCGCCAGTGCGACGACCAGAAGGTGTTGCGGTGCTTCGCGTCGGGATCGACTCGCCGGCCGGGCAGGGGGTCATCGCTGCCCATCCGCATGAATGCTTCAGCGTTGGGGTAGCGCGGCTCCACGACGAGGCGCTCGCCCTCCAGAGGCATCGGGATGCCGGCCCAGTCGCCGCGCTCTTCGCCGATGGCGCGCAGCGCGTTGCGCAGCGGCGCGAAGTTGTCGAAACGCTCGACGAGCTCACGCCTACCCGCCGGCTGTTGGAGCCACTGCGACGGCGCGAGACTTCTCTGCGGGGACGAGCTTGGCCGGGCGTCCGCGCTTGCGCGGCGCTGCTGGCGCTGCTGCTGGCGCCTCTCCAGCCGGCGCAGCTTCGTGATGCTCTTGGACATGGTCCTGGTCCTCCATGGGAGCGGGCGCGGGCATGGCGACGGGATCGAAGTCGGCGATGACGTACTCGCAGGTGTCCTCGCGGAAGTCCAGCGCACGCTCGAACTTCTTCACGCCGTCGCGCTCCACCTCGACGAGTAGCGCGTAGCCGCGGCGCAGCATGTCGCGCACGATGCGTGCCGCCCGGATGCGCTCGACGGGGTTGTTCGGGTCGAACGACAGCTTCGTGTCGCCCGCTCCGACGTTGAGGATGCCGACAGAGCCGTTCATCAGTTCGCCCCCCGCTGCGCGTCGGCCCGGATGTCGGCGGCCATGCTCTCCAGCATCGTCGGCAGCACGCGCAGCAGCTCGGGCTCCTTGGTCTGCACCGCGAAGCCGGTCCCGCGATCGCCTTCGATGACGACGAGGATGCAGGCCACCGCGCCGGTGTCGCGCAGCGCGGCCTCGCACTCGGCGCCGTACTTACCCGGGCCGGCCGCCATCACTGCACCGTCGACGTCGCCGCCAGCGCCTGCTCGGGCGTGGTCTGCTGGAACGGGCTCTTGCCGCTGGCGTCGAGCGCGGCCTTCGAGGCCTC